GAAAGATGTTAAACCAGTAGTAGAGAAGATGATTAAAGCTAGGGATAGAGCTATAGACTTATTAGCTGGTAAGGAAGAGAAAGCTAACTACTCTGATATTACTGGTGGAATTGATAAACTTACTAAGAACATAGAACTATTAAGTGGTGGAGTTACAGATAGAACAGAATCTTTACTCACACAAGAGCAATTAGATGAACTACTCTCACGAAGACAAATTAAAGATATTACAGACGGGGAGGCATAGTCTAGTAGACTTCTCTATTGTTACGAATAGAACATACAAACCTGCTAGTATTCACGAGACTATAGCTGATAAGTTAGAAGCTGTAGAGCGTGGGGAAATTAAAAGGTTAATGATATTCGTCCCACCGAGGCACGGAAAATCACAACTAGCAACTATAAACTTTCCTGCTTGGTACTTAGGTAGAAACCCTGATAAGGAGATTATAACAGCATCTTATTCTGCTGAGTTAGCTCAGGACTTTGGTTCTAAGACAAGAGAACTATTTAAAGATGACATATTCCAAAAGATATTTAAAACAAGATTAAAAGCAGATGAACAGAACAAAGCTAAATGGAAAACTGATGGTGGAGGAAGTTACACTAGTGTAGGTATCGGTGGTGCTATTACTGGTAGGGGAGCTGATATTCTAATTATAGATGACCCTATCAAGAATAGAGAAGAGGCTGAAAGTAAAACCATTAGAGACAAGCATTGGAACTGGTATACTTCTACAGCCTATACTCGTTTAGAGAAAGACGCTGCTGTTGTACTTATCCTTACTAGATGGAACATAGATGATTTAGCTGGTAGATTATTGAAGAAACAAGAAGAAGATGGAGACAAGGGAGATAAGTGGGATGTAATTAAGCTACCTGCTATTACAGATGGTAAACCATTGTGGGAAGAGAAGTATGACTTAGAGGCTTTAGAGAAGATTAAAGATACTGTTGGGCTGTATGATTGGTCAGCTTTATATCAACAAACCCCTATTATGAGTGAATTACAGGAATTTAAACAAGATTGGCTAAGACACACTACTAGAGAAGAAGTAGACCGAATGAAAACAAGGAACTTTCTTATAGTAGATACTGCAATGAGTAAGAAGGACAGTGCCGATTACTGTGGCTTCTCAGAGAACTACGTTGACAAAGAAAACAACTGGAACTTAGCAGGGTATAGAATGAAACTTAACCCTAAAGAGTTAGTTGATTACCTTTTTACAATACAAGATAAAAGAAACTTTGAAACAATAGGAATAGAAAAGACAGCCTATACTTGGGGATTAAAGCCTTACTTGGACGAAGAGATGAGGAAAAGGAATAGGTTTCTACCCATAGTAGAGGTTGAACACAAGGGAGTGAACAAAGAAGTTAGAATCAGAGGTCTTATACCTCGGTATAGCAGTGGTTCAATCTATCACATCAAGGGAGAATGTACTGCACTAGAAGAAGAGCTATTTACCTTCCCACAGTGTATTAACGATGATGTAGTTGATGCTACTCAGTACCAACTAGGTATAGCTAAACAACCAGATTTAGAATCTAATAATTATAAACAGCCCGATTGGGAGGAATCCTTCTCAGGGATAGGCGGATAAATTTATGTCAAAAGAACAACTTATACTTGATCAGTCGTTAAAAGAATACGATAAAGCCTTAAACTATAGAAGCACGAGAGTGTCTTCTTCTTGGCATCCTAACGAAGACTTATACTATGGTAGGAAACAAAAGAAGATGAAAGGTAGACACAATGTACTATTAGGAGAGATGCAGGGCTTTATTGAGACCCTTATATCTAAGATAGATGACGCTCCATTCATAACCTATGAGCCTACAGACGAGGCTGATGTTAGAAAAGCAGAGAAGGTCACCAAAGCATGGGAACAAGATAGCTCTCCTAGTCGTGGTGATTGGAAAACTAAAGACCTTATGGGTAAGAAGATAGCAGGATTATATGGCAGAGCAGTATATAAATACTTTGCTGATAGTGAACCTGAATATAGTTCTAACCTAGTCCTAGTAGACTCTTACGACTTCCTAGTAGACCCTTTAGCTGGTGGTGAGAGTATTGAGGAGGCTAACTATATGGGTCAGGACAATATCTTTAAAAGTGTGGACGAACTAGAAGAAGATGAAAGATACGACCAGAAACAAGTCTTTATCCTAAAGATGGCTAAGTCTAAAGATACCGAGGTTGATGACGAGAACGAACTACAAGAGAAAGGTAACAAGTCTAGCCTTATAACTGGTAGAGACACCAAACGATACCAGAGTCTTGCTACTGCTACACTAGTGGAATGGTACACGACTTATGAAGGTGTTAGATACATCTGTACTTATGACAGACCTACTAAGACTTGGATAAGAGTACAACCACTAAAAGAAGTTTTTAAAACTAAAGAATACCCTAATGGAGACCCTCTATGGTGTTTTGATAGCTGGGCTTTCTTTCCTGATGCATTTGAGTTCTGGACACCTAGTCCTGCAGACCAAGTTAGAGATACTATCATCTCAAAGAACATATTGATTAACCAAGCCCTAGACAACAGACAGTATAGGAACTTCGGAATGAAAGCTTACGATACAAGTGTATTTAAGAACCCTGCACTGTTAGAGCCTAGATGGGCTGGACTTGTACCTGCTACACCTGATAACGGGAAAGATGTACGAAGTGGTATATATGAGTTCCAATATCCTGATGTAGGAGACACTAAACAGCTTTATAGTCTAGTAGATGGAGCTCAATCAAGAAACTCTGGTATTACTGCTGGATTACAAGGTGCTAGTGAAGATGATAAGAAGGTTGGTGTATTTGAAGGAGAACTGGCTCAGAGTGCTGATAGACTTGGATTGTTTGAAAAGTCTTATGGTTGCTTCTGGATTAGAATGGGTAAACGCTACATAAATGGATTGAAAGAACATATGCCAGAGAAACTAGCTATTAAGATGTTAGGTGAAGCTGGTGTACAATGGGATGAACTTATCAAAGAAGACCTTAACCCTAAGTACGATATTACTGCTAAAGGACTTAACGCTGAACTACAAGCCGATGCTCGTAAGAGAAGAAGTAAGTTCGAGAGCTTATCAGTAGAAGTACAGAATCCTTTAATCAATCAAAAGACTGCACTAGAAAAGAAACTAGAAATATCTGGATTTGAACGAGAAGAGATTAGAGCTTTACTTAACATAGAGAATGAAGGCAATAGCGAATCTGTATTACAAGCTGCTGAAGAGAATGAAAAGATGTTGAAGAAAGATATTGAACCTAACGAATACGCTACTCCAGCTCATATTGAGAAACATCTTGACTTTATGGCTGATAACGAGATTAAAGACGATGTAGCTGATAGAATTACTGCTCACGCTTCTGCTGAAATGGAATTTGCTCGTAAGAATGTAGTTAAATCTGTGTTTGATAAACTTGCCAAAGAAGGGCAGTTACAGAGTGGTTTAGTAGAGGGTGGGATGATTGAACCTGAATTACCTATAAACCCTCAAGAACAGCCAAGTATTAAGCCTGAGGGACTAATAGGACAAGGGGTACAACCTAATCCACAAAGAGAATCATTATTACCTCAAGTATGATATTAGATAAAATAGAACAACTTAAAAGACAGATGCTAGACTTTAGAGGTGAGATAGATGTAACTACTGAAAAGAGTATTAAAGTATGGCATCAACAGATTAGAGAGAACCAAAGCTTAGTTGACTTACTTGGTACACCTGGAATGAAAGTATTGATTAAAGAAGTTAGAACACAACTAGCCCAGATAGATAACAGTCTCAAACCTTATGAGGAAAAGAACGACCAACTTATAGCTTATAGAGGAGCTTGGACTGAGATACTACAATTACTTTCTGGAGCACCTAACAGACTTAAATCTTTAGAAGACCAAATTGATTACGAGTTAGAATAATTTAATAATGGACAGTCAAGTCCTTAACAAATCTATATATGTCCGATGACATTAAGGTCACTTACGGTGATGAGCTCTCACCAGAGCAAAAAGAACGCTTAGCCGATTTAGATGGCGAAGTGAAGGAAGAACCAAAGGAAGAACCTCTTACGGAGGAAGAACCTGAGGAGAAACCTGAACCCACAGAAGAAGCACCTGAAGAAGAAGAAGTCGTTGATGACGATGACTCTGATGAAGATGTTGAACCTGAGGAAGAGGATGAGAAGCCTACTAGAACGAGTAAGTTTGTCAACCTAGATAAGCACAAGAAGATGCGAGAAAGAGCACACGACGCTGAAGCTAAACTAAAAGAACTTGAAGCTCAAAAGAAAGAGTATCAAGCAAAACCAGACCAGTCTAACGCTGAAGATTTGGTTTCATCAATAGATGAGTATGCCGATGAATTCGGAGTTAGTAAAGAATCAGTGAAGAAACTCTTAAAACTTGCAGAAGATGGTGCTTATAAGAAAGTCAAAGAAGAACTTGGCTCAAAGATAGATAATTTTGAGACTGCTACTAAAGCTGTCCGTGAGGCAGAAGAAGAAGCCCAACAGGAGAAGCTATGGCGTAAAGACCTTGTTAAACTCAAGGAAAAATACCCTGATGAAGATGTTGACGCTATCAGAGGTAAACTAAAACGCAACTACTTTTCTGAAGAATACTCTAAGACTCCTATTGATGTAATATATCGTGGAGTTGAAGGACTTAGACCTGTTAAAGGTTCTAAGACGGTTGAGAAGGGCAAAGGTGGTTCAAACAAAAACAACCCAGCATACGATTTCAAGGCAATTCTTGAGTCTGATGATGGGGAAGCTATCGGGTCAATGGATACTAAGACTTTCGCAGAGTTTAGAGAATACGTCTCTAAACATAAAGTCTAATTAAATTAACCCCAATAAAATGGCAAACGCATTAGGAAATGGTTTGTTGAATGCTGCATATTGGTCAAAAGTGATGCAAGAAGTCCGCTATAAAGATTTGGTTGCAATGGCTATCGCAAGCGTTGAACTACGCTCTACACTAAAAGACGGTGACACCGTGCACAAGCCCTACCGTTCAGCTGTGACTGGACAAGCTTATACAAAAGGAACTGCTTTCACAGTACAGGATATCTCAGGTACAGACGATACTCTAGTGGTAAA